TCGACTGCTGACTCACACTATTATAATGCTGATGTTTGGAAAGACCGCGAGCTTTATAAAAGATTAGGTTGGTTAGGTAAGGGCAAACCAGACTACTTATCAGACGAGCTTCCTGTTTCAGTCGAGGAGATTGGCTACGAGTTGTATCCAAAGAACGGCGACCAGATGTTCGAATCTTACAAGAAGTACTCGAAAGAGTGCGGGGTAGAATACGATGATGAATTGGTACTCAACTCAATCAAACGTACGCATCAGATTGCGCACGAGAGGATTGAGACGTTCTTACCAGACAACACGGTTCGATTGCCGGACTTCGTTGTCCCAGAGGGCTCGACAGCTGGACAAACTTTGGCAGCCCTCTGTGTTGAGGGTCTTCGGTCCCTTGACCTCCATACAAACCAGGAGTATGTGGATCGCCTCAAGCGTGAGGTTAGCGTTATCGAAGAAAGAGGTTTCTCCAAATATTTCTTGACGATGAAGTCTATCGCTGATGTTGCGGTGGATAAACAACTAGTTGGTGCCGGACGTGGCTCTGCTGCAGGCTCCCTTGTGGCATATGTCCTAAACATCACTCAGGTTGACCCAATCAAGTACGGACTTCAGTTTGAGAGATTCTTGACAAAGGGTGGCTCTGGGTATCCAGATATTGACTATGACGTGTCCGACCCAATGGTTCTCAAGGAAGTCCTTATTGACCAGTGGGGTGACAACTCTGTGGTCCCTATCACCAACTGGAACACACTTCAGTTACGCTCACTCATCAAGGACATCTCCAAGTTCTACGGTATCGACTTCCAAGAGGTAAATAACGTAACAAGCAAGATGGTTTACGAGGCAACACCTCGGGCCAAGGCAAAGCATGGCATTACGTCTGGCGTATATGCTCCCACGTTTGAGGAGCTTATGGAGTTCTCGGAGTCCTTGCAGGCATTCCTAGAGAAGTATCCACACATCAAGACCCACATTGAGAAGCTGTACGGACAGACACGTTCAGCCTCACGCCATGCTGGTGGTGTTGTTGTAGGTGAGAACCTAGACCAGTGGATGCCGCTTATCAACTCAGGAGGAGTTCGACAAACACCTTGGTCCGAGGGTATGAATGTAAGACACTTAGAGCCAATGGGTTTCATCAAGTTTGACATTCTTGGTCTAGCTTCACTTCGTATGTTGGAGGGTGCTATCGAGCGCATTCTCAAACGACATCATGGAATGGAGAGCCCTACGTTTGCAGACATCAAAGAGTTCTACGACAAGAATCTACACCCAGAGAAGATTGACCTGGATGATAAAGAAGTCTGGGAGAACATCTTCCACAAAGGCAAGTGGGCTGGTATCTTCCAGTTCACAGAGACAGGTGCTCAATCGTTCTGTAAGAATGCTAAGCCAGACAATATCATTGACTTGTCTGCCATCACTTCTATCTACCGACCAGGCCCACTGGGTGCGGGAGTAGATAGAAAATACATTGGAGCAAAGTCAAACCCAGAGGATGTGGAATATGTCAACAAGCATGTGCGAGAAGTAACAGAAGAAACATACGGCTTCCTTATTTTTCAGGAACAGATTGCAATGCTGGCCCACAAGTTGGGCAAGGACCTGTCCCTGGATGAAGGTAACAAGCTTAGAAAACTACTTACTAAGAAGGGTACTGGCGAAGTCCAGGCTCAGAAAGACAAAATCTTTGACAAGTTCAAGCGCGGATGCTTGGAGAAAGGAATGAAAGATTATGAAGCTAGAGAACTATGGGAAACATTTGAATACTTTTCAGGCTACGGCTTTAATAAATCTCACGCTGTATCCTACTGTGTGCTCTCTTATCAGTGTGCTTATCTTCTTAACTACTATCCAGCGGAATGGCTAGCAGCCTTCTTGGATAAGGAGCCGGAGACAAGAAAAGAAAGAGCAATCGCAACAGCCAAGTCGCTTGGTTACAATGTAGAGAAGCTCAACGTAAATACATCAGGTGTCGGCTGGGAAATCAGCGATGATGGTAAGACTTTGATTCAGCCTCTGTCCTCTATCAAAGGATTGGGAATCAAGGCTATCGAACAAATCATCGAGCACAGACCATTTAACACTATTGAGGAGTTCTTGTTTCACCCGAAGATTACTTATTCTAAACTAAACAAGAAGTCTATCTCGGCTCTGTGCTTGTCGCAGGCCTTAAGCACATTGCAAGATGACAGGTTCTCTGGCATGCAGCACTTCTATGCTGCTGTCGCGGAAGACAGACCGCGAAAAGAAAAGAACCTGATTGAAAACATCGAGACTTACGAGCCAGAGGGAGACTTCTCGGAGGAAGAGAAGCTAGAGTATCTGGTGAATTTAACTGGTGTGTTCCCAATCAACGCAGTGGTCACACCAAGGGTAAGACAGAAATTGAACGAACTATATGTTCCGCCTATTTCAGAGTTTGACCCCGAGTTAGGTGTGACTTGGTTTATTCCTCGACAGTGCACACTAAAGAAATCAAAGAACGGCAAGAACTTTTACGTAGTAAAGGTGATTGATGATAACAACGAGATGACAACTATCCGATGCTGGGGTGTGGACCCCAAGAAAGATATTGTCCAAATCAACCGGCCCTATATGGCCAGACTAAACTATAACCAACAGTGGGGTTTTTCCACTTTCAGTATGAGAAAGATGTTCAGACTATTAGCATAAAGGAGAAAGCAATGGCATCATTAGATAACAGTAGAGTAAAAGTATTTCGCACCCGGCCCGACGCGAAACTACCAGTTAGGGCACACAGAACAGACGCTGGAATGGACTTCTTCTTCTGTCCTATGGAAGGGGCAGCAGCAAGGATTCAACCTGGCCAGAGCGTCCTTTTGGAGACAGGTATTAAGATGGAAGTCCCAGATGATTGCATGCTGCAAATCATGAACAAGTCAGGTGTAGCCAGCAAGATGCATCTCATCACGGGAGCTTGTGTTGTAGATGAAGGATACACAGGAGAAATCTTTGTGAACCTCCACAACATCGGAAAGGACGTGGAATTCATCGACCCTGGACAAAAGATTGCCCAAGGCGTGTTCGTTAGAATTGAGAAGCCTAGGTTGCAGGAGATAAATGAAGACAACATCTATGGAGAGGAAACCACCAGAGGCGACGGTGCCCTTGGGTCAACAGGTGACGTGTGATGGGTAGCTTTTCAAAGAAACTAAAAAGAAAGCAATTCGTCGCCGCAAGAAAAAAGTTCATGAAAGATTTCAAGTCTTCTATGTCTAATTTCAAAAAGCAGGTTGTCTGTTCCGCTTGTGGTCGCCCACCAAGACAAGGGGAGAATATTGATGATTGGCATATTGATAAATATTCAGAAAAGATTGACTTAATCTGCACAGACTGTTATACTGTAGAAGAAAGCGAGGAAACTAATGAAGACAGCACTGAGCTTTGATGATGTCCTGCTAGTCCCAGGAATGTCAAAGGTAGAATCTAGAAGTGATGTGGACCTAAGCTGCCATTTGAGGCAAGATACGGACGAAGATGAAAACTATACTGACCCGGGTCCACTGTTCAGGATACCAATCATTTCATCTCCAATGGATACAGTCACCGGACGTGAGATGATTAAAGCGATGCACGAGGCTGGCGGCCTTGGTGTCGTCCACAGATACTGTACGATTGAGGAACAGGTAGAAATGGTTGAAGCTCAGGTTGTAGTGAGTACTAGGGAGCCGAAAGTATGCATCCCGCCGAAGGAGATGATTTTTTATCCACCTCCGGGCAGCTTTTCACCAAGAAAGGGTTTGCAGGAGCTACGTAGCACACATGAGCACCAGGGCAAGTTAAAACAATCCCTAAGCCACACAGCCGCCGCAGCCATTGGAGTCACGGGAGATTATCTTGAACGAGCACAGGAATTGGTTGACGCTAATTGTAATATTTTGTGTGTCGATGTTGCTCACGGCCACCACATTTCAGTCAGAGAAGCACTAAAAAGCCTGAAGAAGAAGTTTGGGCAGGATGTAATCCTCATTGCAGGAAATGTAGCCACAGCAAAGGCTTTTGAGGACCTATCGAGGTGGGGAGCAGACGCTATTCGAGTTGGGATTGGCGGAGGCTCTATTTGTTCCACGAGAATTCAGACAGGACATGGAGTTCCAACACTTCAGTCTATTATGGACTGTGTTCAGTCCTCCGGAGAAGCAAAGATTATTGCTGATGGAGGAATTAGGAACTCTGGCGATATCGTAAAGGCCATCGCAGCCGGCGCAGACTTAGTTATGTTAGGTTCTTTGCTGGCAGGCACAGACGAATCACCAGGACAAGTGTTCTCCTCAGCTGATGGTAAGAAATACAAGGTTTACAGGGGCATGGCCTCTGTTGAGGCTCAGGTCGACTGGAGGGGCGAGGCCAGATCATTAGAGGGTGTATCGACGACTATACCTTACAAGGGTTCTGTTAAGAAGATACTGAAAGATTTGGAGCAGAACATACGCTCAGGGATGTCGTATACAGGAGCACAAGACTTGGAGGAGTTGTATTACAATTCAGAGATGATTCGCCAAACTCAAGCAGGTATGGGTGAAAGCTTTACGCATATTTTAACAAAATGAATAATCCTAACAAAAGTGTAAAATTTGTGTTTTACTGTTATGAGAAAGAATCAGCAGAACTTAAGATAAGACTTCGATACGACGGACTGACTCAGAGCGGTTTTTTTGGAGCCCTGTTAGAAAAATATATTAACAAAGACCCCACTATGCTGCAAGTAGTGGAAAAAATAAAACAAGAAAAAACATCAATAGGTAAAAAGAGATTGAGTAAAACAAAAAAAGACTATGAATCTGGAAAAGAACTTCTAGAAGAACTTGGTATTACAGATTCAGACAAACAAAATATATTCGATATGATTGAAATGAACATGGAGGAGTATGAGTGACGACCACTTACCTCAGTGCGCCCGCGAATGTATGAGAGATAATAAAAGCTGCGATAAAACTGAGTGCAGAATGTTTATAGACTATGAGCAGGATAACAATTGTTCGCTCGTAGCTATATACCAAAACGGACCTATGACATTGGATGAAGTTTCTAAGAGATTGAAGATTTCTCTCGTACGAGTCTCACAAATCGAAAAGGAGGCGATGAAGAAGCTTTCAAAGAGAATAAAATTATGACTTTTCTAATTAAAACTTACTATTTATAGTTGTATTATTACATAATCACTACTTTCACAACAAGGAGAACATAAAATGAGTGGTAACAAATTACTAGCAGAAAACACAATTCGACGCTTCATGAAGCTTGCAAGCGTAGATACAATGACTGACAACTTCATCGCCGAGATGGGCGTGAAGTACAAGAAGGATGAAATCGAAGAAGAGGTTAACGAAGAAGAGACCGTAACTGAAGAAGAAGAGGTCAACGAAGAAGAGGATGTTAATGAAGAGGTTGATGCTCTCTATGAAGAAGAAGACGAACTCGAAGACGAGGCTGGCCTTGATGATGACATGGAAATGGACATCGATGCAGAAGAGCCAGCAATGGACGCAGAGCCAGAAATGGGCGCAGCAGATATGAGCCTTACTGAAGAGGAGGCTAACCTTCTCATCGACCTCGGCAAGCGTTTAGAAGAGGCCATGGGTGGCGCAGCAGACGCACCTGTCGACGACGCAGAACCAGCGATGGATGATTTGGGAGCCCCCGGCGACGAAGCAGGTGCTGAAGAAGAAGACGAAGAAGAAGGACTGATGCAAGAAGCTCTCGTGAATGAAGTACTCAAAAGAGTTACTAAGAGAATCGTAGCAGCAAAACTCAAGAATAGAAAGTAAGAAAATAATACGTTACCACTTACTATAAGCCCCACACCTTTAAGGTCACTGGGGCTTTTTTATTTGTTGACTTTCAGGTTGAAAGGTGGTATTATAATATCATGAACGAAATACAAATCTACTCAATCATTATGTTTTTTGCAGGCGTAGTTCTAAGTAAGGTCGTGTTTTATTTTGACCAGAAGAAAAAGCAGAGAGATTTCTTTCTTGTAATCTCAGCAACAATACTACAAATCCTCGATTCAGTGCACTCAGTGCACCTGGCCGCTATAGATGCCAGTACCCATGAATTAAAAAAGTTAGAAACCAAAGACGAAACTGATATAGAAAAGTATTTAGAACAGGAGAACAGTAAGGTTTCTATTTTTATGGAGTTGTATACTTTGGTTCTCATAAAAGCTGTTCCAGAGGTTGGAAGGAAGTATATAAACTATAGTAATTGGCCCGAAGCTAGTCTCCTCATAGAACAACTGCGAGGTATTATGCAAAATGGGAAGGATAAAAGCTAAATATTGGAAAACAGGTGACACTAAGTACAGAATACAATTCAAGACAACTTTGGACCATCGAGAGGCAACTGGTCTCTTACCAGGTTGGGAGTGTGTATCGTTCGGATACATACCCGACACACAAGAGGATATCCTCGTGTTTGAAAAACAATTCATTACAGAAAAAGACTGGACAAACTTTACAAAAACTGATACTATTATCAAACTAATAGAACTGAGAGAGGTATAAATGGTGAAGAGAATTTCGGGACTGCCCCAAAAGAAGCAGAAGCAGAAGCAAAAATCTAAAGAAAAAAAGAAAAAGAAGGAAGAACAGTTGGATGAAAACCAGATTGTTATTATCAACAACATCCAGCACCCCACTCTTCCAACTGATAAGGAACTTAGAACCATAAACCTTTACGGGGATATAAACGAAAGGGTTGGAGCAGACGTAGTAGCTGCTCTACTCTATTTGGAAAACACATCCCACATGGAGGTACCAGAGCACCCAGATGCCAC